GCCTCGGCGGATAGCGTAGCGGTAGGTGATGAACATGGTCGCCAGTACGGCGACCATGTCCACGAGTAGATTAAACCCGTTATAGAAAATCATGCGAGAGCCTCATCTTTCTGATTTTCTTTTTCTATCTGAGCGGTAAGTTCTGCTTGTTGATCTAGTGTTAGGCAACCGACTAGATACCCGAGCGCGTAAATATAATCCTCGTTACGCGTTAGCGTTATGGTTGGCGATAGTGACTGGCGAGCGCGCACTTTAAGTGCCTCAATTAGCGCGCTCATGCTAGGGAGAACCCTTGCTCGGACTCGGCTTGCGACTTTACAAGATCGTCGCCAGTAGGCTTATTGCGTGTGCTAAATGAGTTCATAGCAAGAAAGTGATTGACCTCGCTGGTGATGTAATCGCAAGCGAAGTGCGCCCATGTGTTATCGCTCATGAACTCGGTAATGGTGAGGGTCTTATCAGGTGCGCCAATGTCCTCACCATATTGCTGGAGTGTGCTTACGATTGACTTGTTCTCTACTCGGAAGTAGAGAGAGAATCCCGTACCATTACCCATGGATACGGTAGCGTGAACGCACTCGCGCTCAGGGTCGAGATCGATCTCTAATGGGGTTGCCAATGAAGGCAGAGCCTCGTTTAGCAGGTAACCTAGTGAGCCAGCCACTAGGTAAAGGCGATCGTTCGGCATGATGTAGTCCTAACTACTAATCCTTAGCCCTTGTGGCTAAGTAATGCGTACAATACACGCGCATAGTTAATAGTCAACCAACGCAAGGTGAACGGCAGATGAATAGTTTTCAGCCTTGTATCTCGGCTCAGGCTCACCAGCCGACCCCCCCCTAGGTTAAATGTCGACAAATTAACATACCCCACCAGGCAATCCCCATAGGTGAAGGTAGCTTTCTGAGGCAGTAGCCTTTTTTTGCTTTAGCCTGTATATGTTTAACGCGGTTGCCATAATTGCTTCATGCCCCGTAACAGAGAAGCCTTTACAGTAGGTTTTGGACGCGAGAACTTAGATCCTGGCTATGTTGATAAGTGGTTTGGTTTACGTGGCGGAGTAGACTCTCAAAATGGAACCTCAGCAGCGCGGTTAGCTGGTGGGTACCGAACTAATAACGAAAGCCATTACAACCCTTTTCCAGAGAACGCAAAGCAAGGTGAGCTATTTAATTGGGAACCCCCAAGAATTAAAGGCTTATACCGAGGTGATAACTCTCCAGAGATAGATCTGGGTACAACACTTGGCATGGCAGTTGCAGAGTCAAGAAAGCGTTACGGAGTAAATCCAATCCCAGATCACGCGTTGACAGCTGATAGTGCAAGAATTGCCGATAAGTTACTTGGCGGAAAGCACGATGTAAATTATCGACCTAATGACTTGCCAGAAGATCTACGCGAGTACGGAAATCATGCTACCAACTGGGTAGACGATATGGCAAACAATAAAGGCTATCGCCCACCAGGAAATGAAACAACGATGTTACCTCCTTCAGCTATAGAGGAGGGGTCTAGAACTATTCGTGGCGTAATGAGTAACTTACGTAAGAACAGGCAAGAGAGCAGAGTAGGCTCTTTCAAACAAGAATCTCCTCAAGGCCCTGCATTTAAGCAAGAAACCCTACCAGGATTTGAAAAGTCATAATGTGTACAGAATGCGGTACTAACAAAAACATTGTCTACTCAGGCGTAGATGCCTTTGTTTTAGGCGTAATAGACCTGGTGGAGCGTATCTGCTACACCTGCGCAAATAATAAGGCCCGCGCTCATTAATGAAATATACAGCGTGGCTTTGGTACCAGTTAGAGGAAGTTGGTCCAGGGCATGCCTTTGCTAAGGTGTGCTGGGACGATGTCAATAATGGGTGTGCCTCTACTAAATTTTCGGCAAATGATTGGTTACAGCATTTTGAAGAGAAACATTCGGATAAAAAGGATAAGCTTATCTCTCAGCTTTTAACTTCCTTTGCGGAGTATCAAAAGGCTAGTGTATTACATGAAAAAATTCGTTGAGGCTTAGGGAGTAGAGATGGCAACAAAGAAAGCAGCTGCATCCAATGGCGAGCCTAAGAAGCGCACTACGTGCAAAACTTGTAACGGGCACGGGGCGACTGATCTTGTCCCAATGACTCCACGTAATACTGAAGCTCATTATAATAAATATGGGCAGTCGCTAAAATTAGGCGTTGCTGGCGGATCTCACATGGGCGCTACTTGCCAAGGTTGTGGCGGCGGAGGCATAGGTTAAGTTGCTTAGCTACTAGCCAGTAGGATAAGGTTCATCTAATGAACCTACGCCACCTATTTGCTTACGGCGAACACCACTTTCTATTAGAAACTGGTACTACCACATTTGGCACACCTGGTGGGGTTTGGTGTTCATATAGCCCACCAACAGTTGGGCAACCAGGCGTTATCAATATGCTCTACGCAACTAAGAGCTCTCGCATACATGCTCCCGCAATATTAGGCGTAGTTGCTATGCACTCTATAAATAAATACGGAGAGCTGCCTATCGGCTCTGATAACTTGTCATGCCACAGCATTCGTATTCAAAGGCGCCTAGCTAAACTATTAGGGCAGATGCCTGTGGACGCCCCTATTAATAAAGAAAACTGGTTTTCAAGCTTATCTAATATTGATCTCTGGTCTAGCCTTTTTAACGCGCAAAAGGCACGTATCCTAGACCTAGAACTTTTACGTGAAGGAAAGTCTTTTGTGTTAAACGTTCTCAAGAACCCAAATGCGGTTCAGATGGAGTTGCCTTTTTACCAGGAGGTCTAGATGCCACGCAGTGTTGGCGATTTTATTAAAGGAACTTACCTGCAAAACGTTGGCGGCAGTCAAGACTTTAATTTGTTTCACGGGACTGGTGAAAACGCTGTAGGCACACAGTCAGGTGCGCTACTTTCTGTAGATGCTCCAACAGGTTCATTTAAAGATTATAACAAACTTGCACAAGAGTCTTACGGCAATCCTGAAGAGGATAACGATGCGTTTCCACCAGTTAGAAATGACGATAACAATAGAGTTTACGAACGCAATAAAGATGGTGATAGAAGTGTAGTTAGACAAGGCGTTCTATTTAAAGATACCCGAACACCTCCCATAGTATCTTCAATGGTTTCAACTAAAGACGCAAGCCATATGACGCCCGCAATGTTAGAGGCAGCAAATAAAGAATCTCTTAAACGCTGGCAACAACCAGTTACCCATTCAACAAACACTTCTCAATATAGCCGTCCAATGATAAACCGTTTAATTAGGGCGGGTATGACGCCAGGGCCCGAGATAGAAGCTGAAGAGAATAATTATGATTGGACCACCGCACATGAAAAAATACAAGATGTAAAAAAATATCATGATCCCGATGATTATTCATCAATGGACAGTGATGAGTTTTCTCAAGGTGGTCGCGACTTTGTTAAACGGCTATCCGCTGCAGAAAAAGCTAGAGGCATTAGTAAAAAACCAAAACCTAAACCCGAACCAGGTCAACGTTATTGGGCTGGCGATGCTGAGACAGAAGATAGCTTAATGCGCAAAATGACTAGCAAGGGGCGCTGGAATAGTTTTCAAGACGAACTTCCAGGCATGGACACACGACAATTACGCAGCGAGTACGCTGGAAAATTGATGGGTGAATAATGATTGATCCAGCAATAGGGCGCACTCGCGCTATGCGAGCATTAGGTGAGGCCTACCCAAAAGATGTTAAAAAGCCTGTTAAAAAGGTAGCTAAGAAAACAGCAAAGAAGCCGTCACCTGTTAAAGATATCCGTAATACAAACGTAGGTATGTTTGCTGGGCCAAAGCCTACTTACGGTCGATACAATGTATCTGAGCAAGCGGCTGATTTATTAAACCGTTCTAAAAACAAAGGAACTAGATAATGGCTTTCCCTCTATTAATACCACTTGCCGTAGCTGCCGCACGCGTTGGTGCAGGTGTTGCCGTAAAACAAATTGGTAAAGAGGCAGTTAAAAAAGGAGCAACAACTGCAGCTGCAGCTGCTGCTAAAAAAGCAGCGGCGCAAAAAGCAAAAACTCCTAAGTGGCAGGCGTTTGATCCTAAGGGTGGAACAAAACCAACGCCAGATTATTTACAACCACGTCCTACAGGTTCTAATCCAAAGAGTGGTTGGAACGCTTATGGCCCAGATGCAGCTAAAGTACCTGCACCACCTCGCGCAGGTACAGTAACAAAACCAGGTACTCCTCCAACCATTACTCCACCTAAATGGGATCCATATGGACCAAACACAAAACCGTGGGATCCGTACGGTCCAAAAACAAATCCTTGGCCTGATATGCCAAAGCCACCTCCAGCAACAACTCCTAAAACTCCAACAACTCCTAAAGTTCCAACAACTCCTACTGTTCCAAAACCAGCTGCACCTAGGCCTCCAGTAAAAGTTCCTGTTCCAAAACCACCTAAGTTACCTAAAGTTGGTCTTAAAGCTCCTGGAGCACTTGGTCTTCTTATTACTGGCGGAGCTCTTGCATACGATTATTTTAATAAACCTCAAAACCAACCAAGACCGTGGGCGCCTCCTGCGCCACCAACCGCGCCACCAATTGCACCACCAATTACGCCAACAAGACCTATCCCAGGAATACCTCCTGTTGCTAAAAGCAAGCAGTTCCCAGATCAATGGAATCCGAGCTCACTTGTATGAGTAAAGTTATTAAAGCTGCTGGTAAAAAGCATACTGTTAAGAAAAACAAAAAAGGCGAGGTCATTGTTGACCACGCAGGAAATACTGGAAAATACGATCAGATCAACCTTACAAAAAAAGCTGGATCTAAAACAATTGCTCAAGGCGTAAAAGCTACTAGAGAATGGCATAAGAACAATGGCTAAATCAGAAGCATGGACTCGTAAAGAGGGGCAGAACCCTGAAGGCGGATTAAACGCTAAGGGTCGCGCATCACTTAAAGCTAAAGGTCAAAATATTAAACCGCCTGTAAGCAAAGAGCAAGCAAAGAAATCTCCTAAGTCTGCCGCACGTCGTAAGTCATATTGTGCACGTTCTGCTGGACAAGCTAAAGATTTTCCTAAAGCAGCAGCAGATCCAAATAGCCGTTTAAATAAAGCACGTAGAAAGTGGGATTGTTAATGGCTGAGACAAAGAAATTTGGCCCTTATAAAGGGTCTAAAGAGAACGGTGGCCGCCCTATCTATGTCTATAAGACTAAAGGTAAAGACGGTAAATGGCATACCACTTCCAAGAATAAGGCTCGTGCCGATTATGAAGGAAAAAACGGTAAGTTAAGCAAAGACACACACGTAGATCACGTGGATAATGATAAAAATAATGATTCTAAGGGCAACCTTAGAGCCCTTAAAGGCAGCAAAAACGTTGCTAAAGAAAACAAACGCCGCGCAGGCAAGAAGGAGAATGAATAATGTACTCATTAACACCACAGTTTGACGGCGACGGTCCAGGGCTTACACCATCAGCAGCAGTAACAGCTGACGCAGCAGCCTCACCAGTGTCAGTTGCGCAGTCTTCATCAATGTATTCGCAAGGGCCAGCTGTTAGCTCAAGCGCTCAAGGCACTGCTCCAACACCGTCTGCACCAAAAGCAATTGATAAGAGCAAGTGGAACACAGGAGTTAAAGTCCCTCAAACAACTATTGATGCCGTTAAAGCCGCTGGTAAAGGCAATATGGGAGTTAACGCTGCAACTAAGGCTGCAGGTATGGGCAAAGGCAACGCGGGCGCGGGCGCAGATGCTAAATATGATCAAAAAACAGCAGGACAATACCAAGAAGCAGTAAAGCGCGTTTATCCAAATGCGTATGCCCAAGCTGCAACCCAAGCTGCAAACAGAGCCGCATCTGGTCGTCCTAACTCACCTTACGGATTTGGTGGAACACCTAGTAAACCAAAGCCATCAGTTAATGAGGACGGCAGAAATTCTAGAGCAGCAAAACCATCAGTTAATGAAGATGGCAGAAATTCTAGAGCAGCAAACAAAACAAAGCCGTTCCCTTCATTTATGCCTAATCCTAGGGGCGCTGCTGGACAGTCTCCGTTTATTCCGATAAAGCCATAAATTATGAATCCAATTGACCGCGCAGGAAACGCAGCTCGCAGCGTAGGAAACTACATTGGTAACTTAGCTCGTGAGGTTCGTGACGTCCCTACGGCTTTTGGTACAAATATTAGTTTGGCTAAAAACAAGGCGATTAAAACAACAAGTCAAAACGATCCAATGAGCGTTGCTGGCGAAAAAAATGTGTTTAAGCAGATTAAAGAAGTTGGCGGAGCCATTATTGGCAAGCCAGGAGCTCGCTCTGACCAGTACAAGCCTTCAACAGGTTATGTAAAAGGTAAGTAAGGTTTAAAGTGAGCAAAGCACCTAAAGATAGAGCACGCAATCCAAGACGTAGCCCTAGCTCTGAAATTGAGCGCCGTCGTGCGCATTTAGCTGCTGGCGGTAATACTGATAACTATGACCGCTCACATTATGCTGATCATGCGCCTGAAGGTTTTTATGATCATACTTCAGAGTCATTAGATGAGATGGATAAACTAGCAGAAACTGCACACGAAAAGATGTCGGAAAACTCTGATACAGTAAACTTGTTAGATAATAAAACATACGGTAAACCACCTTTTTAATGACTAAAAAGAAAACGCATAATAAAAGGCACCATGAAGTAGACTCGCGTCGTGAAACCTTTTTACGTGAAGGTGCTCAAGCAAGGTATGGCTATGGGTATGGGGGGCCTTTGGGAGGTCCGTACAGCGGCCTTGGTTATGGATACAGCGGTTATGGATACGGCACTTTTTACGGTGGATTTGGCGGGCCTGGAGGGTACGGCGGAACTGCGCAAGATGCACAAGGCAACTCAGGAGACTCTTCAAGCGGAGACGCTGGAGGCGGAGACGGCGGAGGTAATCAGTAATGATAGATACAGCAGAACGTGTAACTCTTACTCTCAATGATCGTTGTGATTCATGCTCTGCAGCCGCATTAGTTGTAGCTACATTTTTAAATGGTGAACTTATGTTTTGCGGACACCACGCACGTAATCTAAGTGCGGAGCTTACAAAAAAAGCTGTAAGTGTATATGACCCGCAAGATGTATTAAATGCTTTAGAATAGAACCACACACATCTCGGGGGAGATAAAATAAAACAACTGCGCATGTTCGCAGCAATATCCGTACTAACATACGCCGCTTTTTTCCCTTTACTATTCCCAACACCCGCTCTGGGCGTTACTCAAGCTACTACACAAGCTGAGTACAACGCTCAGATTTTTGCTGCAGACGCGGAAATTGTTCGCGTTCAAAATATTCTTGCCACAGCCCAACAAAATGTAGACTCTCAAACCGCCATCGTGGCCGCTAAACAATCCGCGTTATCTACAGCCCAATCCAATTACGATAACAATTTGATTCCGCAGGTTACGGCTTCGGGTTCGGGTTTAACCGCCAAGGTTTACAACAACACTATAGGTATGACGCCAAACGAAGCTAATTTATGTACAACTACTACCATCGACCAGATTTACTTTCAATGGGGTAGCGGAGGGATTCTCGGCTGTAACGAGGACAACGTAACCGTACACTTCTACGGAACTATAACAGTCCCTACAACTGGAACGTATCAATTTAAAAACATTGCTGATGATGGTTTTTACATGACTATAAACGGTCAAGTTGTAATTAATGAGTGGATTGATAAAGGCTGTAATGGGGCTATTGGGCCAGGTATTGAATTAACCGCAGGTACTGCTTACACCCTTGACGCGTGGTTTTACGAAAATGGCGGCGGAGCGTGCTCAATGCTCTACTACTACAGTGCAGGAAACTACGCCGCAGTCCCCGCCTCTTGGTTAGGTCAAACCACGGTAACGGATATGGTTAAAGACCCAGCCCTGTTAGTTATTCTTCAAACCGCGCAGACAGACTATAACAACGCAGTTGCCGATAAAACCGCCGCTGAGGCTGTTGTAACTCAGCTACAGGTTGACCTGGCTGCTGCTATAGCCGCTAAAGCTGCAATACCGCCCTACACGCCTCATGTGGATAGCCCTACCAACTTAGTAGCCGTTTCTGATTCAGCCACCGCCATTGTGCATTTGACGTGGTCAGCCCCTACTACAGGTGATCCTTTAGAACGTTACGCAATCTCTTGGACTACCGAAGGTCATAACGGTTGGGGGATTGCAACTGGAAATGGCGGGGATGCCACAGCATTAAACACTTTTATAAATATAGATTACGCGGTTGTAGCTCAAGCTGGATTAGATAGAACTTACACCTTTACTATCCGCTCAGATAACGATACTGCTCGTTTGTACTCAGGCGTATCTAACTCTGTTTCGGTTTTTCTTCCTGCTCCCACTCCAACTCCGACTCCAGAGCCTTCACCATCTCCCTCAGAAACAGCAACGCCCCAACCGAGCCCAACGCCATCACCAACAGTGACACCAGAACCTTCTTCATCCCCTACTCCTTCTCCCGAGGCGACCAGTACTTCTCCTTCGCCTTCCCCGTCCACCACACCGCAGCCCAGCCCAGAGCCATCAGTAACACCCATCCCAACACCATCTCCATCTCCTACTCCCGCCCCATCGCCTTCGACTTCTCCGAGTCCAGAGCCATCTCCAACTCTGACTCCCGTAGACACTTCAACCGCAACTGTAACTCCAGAGCCAACACCTTCTGCTTCAGCGGAGCCGACCCCAACACCCACCCCAGAGCCAAGCCCAACACAAACATCACCAGTAGTAATACCGATTCCATCGCCTACTCCTCTTCCTGTCGAGCCAACGCCCACACCAACAGTCCCACCAGCAGTGGAACCGACACCACAACCGCAACCAGAACCAACTCCATCGCCTACTCCTTCGCCTGAGCCCGTGCCTGTTGTAGTTCCAACGCCTTCGCCAGAGCCCGTTGTGCCGCCTGTTCCAGCGCCTGAGCCGTCTCCAGAGCCATCTCCTGACCCAACTCCTCAGCCATTACCTACTCCTGTCCCTAGTCCCTCCACGGTTCCAGAACCTCAACCAACGCCTCAGCCCGAACCAGATCCTCAGCCGTTGCCAGAGCCCGAGATTCAGCCTGAACCAACTCCTGTACCTGAGTTAGATCCCGATCTAGACGTAGAACCCATGCCTCCACTTGACCCTGACGAGCCTGCATTACCCGCAGACCCTCAACCAGAACCCGTAGATCCGACATTTCCGCCAGAACCAGATCCCGTTCTTCCTGAAGAGTCAACTAGTGACGCCAACCTTCCGCCTTTGGAGCCTGAAACTCTTCCGCCTTTAACCGAGGAACCTGAAACTGAGGTACCGCCTTTAGAGCCGCCTTTGCCTCCAACTGACGAAGTAGATCCTTTGCCTGAACCACCATTGCCTGTAGACGAACCACCTCTTCCTGAGACCCCTGAAGAGCCTTCTCCAGATCCTCAACCAGAACCCGAGCCAGAGCCCGATCCTGCCCCCGTTGAAGAAGTGCTGCCTTCGGATCCTTTGCCCGTTCCTGTGGAAAATACGCCATCTGAGCCTCCTGTAGTAGAAAGTTCAGATACTACCACCAAAGCCGAAATAACTGCAATAGTAACCAACGTGTTGTCGGATGGAAAAATATCTGCCGCAGACGCTGTATCTGTTCTTGCCTCTCTTAACGCAGATGGAGAAGTTACTAAAGATGAGGTTAATGACCTTTCAGAGACTCTTGCGGAAGATGGCAAACTCACTGCTGTTGAAAAAGAATTAGTGGCGGATGCCCTTATTGAATCAGTAGCAGAAGGAGAAACTCTTACAACAGAGCAGATCCAAGACGCGGGCATTGAATATAAAGACCTTCCTGAAGAGACTCCTGTCGAGGTTAGGCAGGATGAAGAAGGTAACGAAGTTATAATTACAGCAGACGTAGCTGCGGCTCTAGTTTTACTAGAAAACCCATCAGAATTAATTGGCGCAATCTTTAGCGACCCAGGTGAGGCACTACAAGCATTTTCAAGTATCGGTGCTGATATGTCCACTGAAGAGCGTGAAGAATCAACAAAAGCTGTTGTTGCAACAGTAATTGCGGCAGGTGCTGCAATAAATGCTGTTGGTGCTGCTGCAGGTGCTGCAAGCGGTTCAACGGGAGGAAGTACTGGAGGCGGAGGCGCCTCTGGACAATCAGGATATAGGAGAAAGCCTTGAGAGTACTAAGAGATATGGTTGATCAGCTATGGACGCTACTAGGCATGTTTATTGCTTGGGTAGTTCTAGATGGTTCAGCTAAAACAATTGTTGGATACGCAATCATGGGTACTTTGTTTGCATGGGCTGTTACCTACCCACTACGCAACCCAAAGGATGAAGAATGATTAAGCGTGCTCTACTAGCCGCAATAGTAGCTTTGTCTTTAACTGGCTGCGGGTACAGCGGCTCTTTTAGATACCCATGCCAAGACCCAAAAAACTGGGAAACTCCAGAATGTAAACCTCCTATCTGTACTGCTACACAGACTTGTCCTGTAGACTTAGTAAAGATACCTCAACCAGAAGGAACACCAAATGTTTAAAGAAAAACTAACACCACAAGATTTAGATGCTAGATTAAAGTTTATTCTAGGAATTACCCTAGGCACAATTTTGCTTTGCACCTCACTGGGTATCCTTTATGGTCTTTTGTTTGTAACACAGCCTATTGGAGCACAGTCAGAAAATGACAAGATGTTCTTCAATGTTTTGGGAAGTATTGCTACTTTCATTACAGGAACCCTTGCAGGTATCCTAATTGGTCAATCTGGGGCTAAAGATGTTATGGCAGCCCAGTTGTCAAACAAAGAGATGGATGCCAAGAACACACAAGCCGATAAGAAGCTTGAAGCAGAAATTGACGCTACCGCTGCTCGTTTAGCAGCAAAGCCAGATGGCGCAATGCCAGAGGCACAACCAGTTGATACCGACTGGGACAAAGAATGATAAGCGTTCTACTAGTTTATCTAGCCATGGCTGTAGCAATTTCTGTTATTGCTATCCAAGAAGATCGTGCCCAAAAAGGTTTTAAAGCTAAAGCCGCAGACGGAGACGGTGATGGTTTAGTACAAGATGGCACTAAATGGGAACGAAAGGTGAAGAAATAATGGCAGACAAAGGAACAGCAGCTCGTCTTATTGAAGTTGCTACAGCAGAGCTAGGCACTATTGAAGGCCCTAAAGATAACGAAACAAAATACGGGGCTTATACAAAGGCCAACTTCCAACCATGGTGTGGAAGTTTTGTAAACTGGTGTGGGCACGAGGCGGGAGTAAAGATTCCTAATACTGTTTACACTCCAGGTGGGGCACAGGCATTTAAAAAGGCTGGCGCATGGATTGACGGAGACATCGCAGACCCAGAGCCTGGCGATATCGCGTATTTTGATTTCCCCTCAGACGGCGTCGATAGAATTTCTCACGTAGGAATTGTTATCAAAGACAACGAAGACGGAACTGTTTGGTGTATCGAAGGCAATACAAGCCCGGACAAAAAGGGTTCACAGCGCAATGGCGGACAAGTTTCAAAGAAGCTTCGTGCTTTTAAGAAGAACAAGGCTGGCGAAATGATCTCAATCGTAGGCTTTGGTCGTCCAAAGTTCAAGGGTGCAGCCTCAACACCTGCTCCTTCAGCAAATCCTAACGCTGAGATAGAAAAGGCTATTGCGCTGCTTCGTGCAAATGGGTACGCGGTAACTAAGTAATCTGTGATTGGCTTCTCAGACGCCGACCGTATAAAACGCTGGACATGCGCTTTATGCGGTAAACGCTGGGCCGTGCCTGGTTTAGCCCGATCTTGCGAAGAAAAGCATTTACAATCAGAGTATGAGTCTTGAGGTAAGAAACGCACAGAATATTGCTAAAGGCATTCATTCTAAGAACCCACTTACGCCTACTAACCGCATGCTTAGAAGCAAATCTAAGGTTCGCGGTAAAGCAGGTAAGGCAGGGCGTGAGGTTGTAGAAGGCGAAGTAATTGAGCCAACTCAAGCAACCCCTATCGCACAAGAACCAGAAATCTACGACGGAACTATTGTAAAAGAATTACCAAAATTACCAAAAGCACTTACAGCTGGCCCTCGTATGGTTCCATCAACACGCATTACTCCAGTGCCAGATGTCGCCTCTCCTCAAAAAAAGCGCAAACCTGGATATAAACAAATGACTCTTCCAGGTATGGGAAGAACAGCTAACTTTAAGCGTTCAGCTCCGCCTAAGGTGTAACGTGGCAAAGAGAAAAAAAGGTCTAGCCCCAACTACTACTGTTGCAGACGCAGCTAAGGCTAGCGCAACCGTTGGCGCCTCACGGGCAGGTCGAGATATGTTGACCCGAGCAACTTATAACGGCAAAGCTACAAAGGGGATTGATACCCACTCTCGTCAATGGATGAGGTGGTCACCATGAACCGTAAACAGACGTTTAAAGAGAGCTTAGTTAAACCAATAGTTGTTAACGACTCTAGGTTTGGCATCCGCCGTTTACTATTAAATACACAAGAACGCCCTCGCATTAAAAGCTATAGACACGCTGGTCGCGGGCAAAGTGGGGAATCTCAAACTTAACGTTTAGACGGAAAAAGCTTTACCTTTGCTCTATCTTAGAACCTACAGCTTGAAGGGATTACATAATGGCATCGTATCCATCTGGGATTGTATCCACAGCCGTCTTTACTACTAAAGCTAACACCTTAGATATTATTGACGCGTCGCACCCAAACCTTATTCAAGAAGAAGTTATTGCAATTGAGACCGCTTTAGGCACTAACCCTGCGCAATCTACTAACGGCTCAGGATCCTATACATCGGCTGCTACAGCGTTTGGAACAGTCACTGCCCGCCTTAATAACCATGAAATTGGCATTATTGGCGATGTACACACTCAGTACGTTAAAAAAGTAGACGGAGTAGTGACTACCGCATCCACCAGCTCTGGTGTTGTTAGAAACATTTATTCTTCAACCTCGACCCCCACTGGCGGTATGGATGGGGATGTCTGGTTGAAATACGTATAACTAATGCCACAATACGTAAAAGTTGGTGGCACTTGGCGCCAAGTCGATGAGACTGCAAATTGCGGCTACATAAAAGTAGGCGGAACTTGGCGCACAGTAACTGACTCGTACGTAAAAGTAGCAGGTACTTGGCGCAACGTTTGCGCCCCTGTTGTTACAACTACAACTACCACAACTACTACAGCCGCTCCTACAACTACTACTACTACAGCTGCTCCTACAACCACAACTACAACTACAGCAGCTCCAACACCAACAGGCATTGTTCCTACCTTTGGAGCCAATACCGCTACTTCAAACGGTTTTACTGGGTCTGTTACAAACTACAGCGGTGGCCTTAGCTGGAATGCTAACAGTAGCGCTGGCAGCATAGCTTTTAGTTCTCCATCGGGAAGCACATTACCATTTACAGTAACTGGTTTAACCGCTGGTCAGAGTGCGACTGTAACAGTCTTTACTGTTCAAGCTGGTTTTACCAATGGAAGCAATACTACAACAGGACAAGCACTTCCAAGTATTACTAGCCTTACAGTTACTAATATAGATAATACTGGAGGAACTTTAAGTTGGAGCTCTGTTGGTCAACAGTCATACTCTATTTCAACTTCTCCTGGCGGCTTAAGTATTAGTGGAGCTACTGGTGCGTTGGCTACATCTAGAAATATTTCTTTTGGAAGCCCTGGCACAACATATAGTATTACGTTAACTATTTACTCAGGATCAAGCCAGACTGGAAATAGCGTATCTGCCACAACAAGCTTTACCACAACTGGCTCCGCTACAACAGCGCCTCCAACTACAACAACCACTACTGGGGCCCCAACTACAACAACTACAACAACTACAACAACTACAACAACTACAACAGCAGCCCCTGGATGTACAGTAGGAGGGGTTTGCGGTTCTGGATATACATGCTACCCAGAAGGCTTCTATACATATTACACCTATAATGCAGCTTGTAGCTGTGTACTAGAGAATGGGTTCTGCTAATGACAACTATTCAACCTGTGTTTACCATGGTCTCTTATGCACTTGTTATAGGTAATGAATTTGCTTGTATTTTTGAATACCCTTTAGAAGGAACTCAAATTATTGAAAGCAACACAGCAGCCTTAAAAAGCAATCCAAAAATTACTTTAAGTAATGAAGAGCCAGTATTTGAAAAAATAAACAGATACTCTTTAATTATTGATAATGAGGTTGTTGGTACATTTTCTCATATTAAAGATGAGTTTGGCGGCCCTGTAGCTGAAATGATTAATGCAGCCTTACAAAGCGATCCACAGGTAATTGATATGACTGGGCTAGATACGCCAACTATGGGAGATATATGGGATGGAACAAAGTTTACTAGTGCGCCTGGGCAGTAAATAAAATGACAAAAGAACTATCCGCTTGGGAAAAATATAAACAAAACCTGGGAGAAACAAAACCTTGGGACCTACTCAACTCAAAACAACCCAGAGCTGTAGAAGAACTGGCGGCTGAGCGCTTTAATACCTGCCTTGGGTGTGAGTTTTTAATAAAATTAACTAGTCAGTGCAAGAAGTGTGGTTGCATAATGCCTTTAAAAACCAAATTAGAGAACGCCACTTGCCCTATTGGCAAATGGTAGATTTGTTAAGTCCATCTTGTGTCTAGCATCTTTATCCAACTTGCCTCGTATCACGACTTTGAGTTGCCCAAAACTATCTTTGACTGCATAAGTAAAAGCAGTAAAAAACATAAATTAACTTTTGGGGTTCATGCTTGTTACAATGAAACCCAACAGGTTTTTATACCTCTTCTAGAGAACGTAAAACTAATAGAAAGCAAATCTCCTGAAAACATTGGAGTAGGTGCCGCACGGAATGTGGCAAACAGTTTATATAATGGGGAAGACTACTATCTACAGATTGACTCGCATACACGGTTTTTGCAGGATTGGGATGAAAAACTTATAAACTTTGTTTTACAGCTTCAAGAGCATGGAATTAAAAAACCATTAATTAGCGCGTATCCAGGGGGTTATTCGTATAATGACTCTTTAGAAGAGGTTATTAACTACTCATCTGACGTAACCCTTATTTCGTTTAAAGAGCGCCCAGAACAATTTACAACTCAATTGATCCCATCACAGCTTGCGGTAGCTCCCGAGGGACAATGCCTTCAGCCTTCTATATCAGCAGGGTTTATTTTTACTATCGGCAGCTTTTCTGAACTTGGGTTTAATGAAAAGATTATGTTTTGGGGGGAAGAGATCCTCACTGCAGCTCGTGCTTACACCCACGGGTTTGACCTATTTATTCCAGACCAACAATACTTTTATCACCTTTACTATGACCCAGCAGTAGTGTTTCAAAAAAACCTACGCAGGCATGTGTGGCAAGACTTCTCTGAGGAGTTTTACAAAAAAGATGCTATAGCAAAGCAAGAAGTAATAGACATCTTTACCTCTAATAGGATAGGCCCTGGGGCTTTGGGCTCAGAAAGGTCTCTAAAAGAGTATGGAGATATGGCAGGTTTAAGCTTTGAAGAACGTAAACTAATAGAAGGAAGATAGATTTTAACATCTAAGCCCTGACATTCTCTATTTCCTCTTGGATACTGGTACTGCGCCCCGATCAGGTGCTTAACCACTCTAGAGAAATAGGTAAATATGTCAAGTTATAACTCACCACTTCCTGTGGGTTCAGCGCAAGGCACTGGCGCAGCCGCCATTGCTATCGCAGAGACCGCTGGCGGAACCACAAGCAACGGTAACGCTACAGATTCAGCAGGAAACGTAAAAGTAGATTTTGTATGGGGCAATCACCCTATGCACCCAAATGACGTCCGTACAGAAGAAGCGGCCGTAAATATTGGTGGAACAACGGGCTCAAACCAGCTTGCATATCAGACAGCTGTAGTAACAGCTGCTTCTGCTTCAGCTGGCGTAGTGACTTACACAGCTACCAACTCATTTAACGTTGGCCAGACTGTAACAATCACAGGACTTTCAACATCAGCTTTCAACCTAACAAACGTTCTTATTGCCTCACTTGTTGGTACAGAAGGCGCTCGCACAGGCTTTACAGTAACTAACGCAGCTACAGGAACCGCTGTAACAGGCGCTACAGCAGTTGCAAAGGTTGTTATTGGCTCAACACCAGGTGTTGGCGCAGACTACGCTTGGTCAGCAACAACAGCTGTAACAGGCGAACGTCTAAACGCGGCTCTTGATAACCACGTAATTGCAGAAGCTGAATGGAATAACTATCCATCATTTACACCAGGCGCAGGTAACTACAAGGTTACAGCTGCTACAGGTAACGGAACAACTGTTACCTACACGTCACAGAATGATCTTGCTCCAGGAGACGTTGTAAACATTACAGGCCTAACAGCCTCAGCTTACAACCTATCAGCAGCAACAGTTGCTACAGCTAACGCGCTTAGCTTCACAGTAACAGATGCAGCAAACGCTGGTGAAATCACAGGACAGTGGTACGGCAAGGTAGAGTCAACAACAGCTCTTACAGCTCATGATGGCGCTGGAATTGCGTACATCGTAGTACCTTCAGTACTTGGAGATACAACAGCAGTAGCCCTTGATAAGCTTAAGGATGCTGGTTACGAGACAGCTTCAATTACTACAGCTACAGCAGCTACAAACGCAGTTTCAACAATCACAGCAGTTTCACGCACAGGTACAACAGCAACACTCACCTCATCAGGTGCTGGCGCTAAGTACCCAGTCGGTACAAAGATTACTGTTGCAAGCCTTGTAGCACCAGATGACGTACTTAACGGTACCTATACAGTTACAGCAGTTGCTACAAACTCTGTTTCTTACACAACCACAACTTCAGGAGCCCTATCAACAGGTTCACTTACTGTTGCTGGTCTTTCAGGTGTTGCTGGAACAATCAAGACACAGTCAACAGCCGCTGGTGCAGCTTCAGTTGCAACAACAGCCACAATCACAGTTACACCTCACGCAACAGTTTCATAAATTCAACACAAACAGAAAGCCCCCTGCGTATAGCAGGGGGCTTTTTGCTTTATATTTTTAGTTCTTTGGGAATTGTTTTAGAAAACTCTCATATCTATCTCCATTTGTTTGATCTGGATGTATTTTCCAGGAAGACCAATCTTTTCCACCGTTAGTCATGTGAAACGCTATCTCAGCGTTTGTAACGGGGTCAAAGAGGTCTACGTTAGACTCTAGGTTGAACTTATCCCGTCGGGCGTCCCCTAGGGTTCCAATCATATTAATTTGAAAGACTCCGTATGAGTTGTCACCAGTGCCACTATTTCCGTTATGCGCTAATGGACGACCATTTGATTCTTTCATAGCAACTGCCCAAGCGGTCTTGAGAGCGTTTCCCTCAAAACCAACCGCTTTTAATAAATCCTTTAATTCTGCTTTGGTAAGAACCTTAGCTTCTTTAAATGAATCTAACGGGCTCACAACTGTAACTACTTCTTCTTGAACTACTGGCTCCGCCATTGCTGGTGGGCAGTTTCCCAAAAAGATAAAAACAGTTGCTACTACTGCTGTACGTTTTCTGATATTAAGCATTGCTGCTCCTCTCAGTAGGCAAAAGCCGCCTTGTGGGCGGCTTCGTCATGAACAACCATAACACAGGCGTTACAAAACGTGTCAAGACAAACTAAGGGTTAAATAATAAATTTAATTTAATATGACAAATCTAATAGTAAATGCGTATATTATATACCTCGGGGTTTACTACGGATAACACTATCGCGCTTGTATCTAATGTCTACACGATTGGCAAAACATTGACAGTATCAGACTGGGCAGCGCTTATTTCAGTTATAGTGGCCGTAGGCGGAACCACAGCTATTGGGATTAAGTGGACGATTAAACATTATCTTGCAGAACTAAAACCTAATGGCGGGTCTTCTATGCACGACGCGATTAGCAAAATTGGCCTCGACATGACCGAAGTTAGAGTATCATTAGCAAGACTTGAGGGTCGATTTGACCAACATGTAGAAGAAGGCGAGTAGCATGAATAAAGCAATGATTGAATCCTACGTACGTAACCTAGCAGGTCAGGTTATCGGCGCAGTTATGATTGTTATGCAGACAAGCGGAGCAGCAACACCTCTAGAGTTTGGTTCAAGCGAGTGGTTATTAGTCGCTAACGCTCTATGGGCGTCTCTAGTACCAGTAGCACTTCGCTACTTTAACAAGCTAGATCCAGCATTTGGACGAGTTGCAAACATTGGCCTTTCAGAGCTCACAGGAGTTCTAAGCCGAGCTTCAGCCAAAAAACCAGCAAAAAAGAAATCTAAGTAAGTTCAGCAAGGGGGCGGAGATTTTCCGCCCCTTTTGCTGTACACTTTTTATATGACTTGTTATAACTGTACTAAGCCAGCTCTTTATTATGTAAACGACCCCACCGAATCTCCTGCGGCTTATTGCAACACGTGCTTGCCACCATGGCTTAAAGTACGAGCAGACGAAGGTCACTTCCCTCTTCCAGTTGAAAAAAAGCCATCGAAGAAGGCGTCTGATAAAGATGAGGATAAGTAAGAAGCAAGCTGTTCAAGTTCATCCTGTTCCGCAAAGAGCAATGGACCCAAAAGGGCCATTCCCACGAGAACTATTTGATGAACCAGAAATAGTTTATAATTATGAATCCGAGTACGCAGAGGACGGAGCTAACTTCCCGCTCGGCGCTACTGCTCAAAATGAGTTTAAACCACCTAAATATTTACGTTGTGCGCTTTGTTTAGCTAGAGTTATAGAAACAGAAACCGAGAATCATACCTGCGAGGATTGATGGCTAAAAAAGATCTTAAAGCAATAATGAACCAACGCCTTGCGGAAGCTGAGGCAGCTTTAAAACAGTCTAGTGAACGTAATCTAAATACTTTTAAAAGAAACACCTCTGATAACGATCCTGCAGCTCAGTCGTCGTCAAACCAGATAGATAAAAACTGGTCAGTATCTATACCTAATGACGTTACAAATGTGGGCACAGAGGTGTACACCGCGCCCACAGCTAACCCTAAGCGTCCTAGAGCGTACACTGTGGGGTACAACAACAACACAAACACTATAGTAATTGTTATGCGCAGTGGTAAATGGTGGCAGTACAACGATGTGCCAGTTAATATCTGGCTAGGCCTTAAAAATAGCGCATCAACTAATGACTATTTACCTATTATTGAGAACGCTTGTTCGTCTCATCACGAGGCTGACCTGGACGCTTTATCTGCGGGAACTAAAGAGCGCTTCAGTCATTCAGCGGCTACGGCTAGCCGCATACAACAAGGTGACCCTTACACACTTGACGAGACGTTGTTTGGCACAAAGGAGTAAATTTGAAATCATACGGGCCCCTATACGTTGGAAAACTACGCTACTGGCATAAAAAAGTGCTACCTATTTTTGAAATAGGAACTACCCAAGAAACTGAAA